AGCAATGTATGTTTGGTTGGTGAACGTTTTAACCATGGAAAAGAAATATTTAACAACATATAAGGAATTGTAGATACCATTGGGTACGGGAGATATAAAATGAAACTATGTAAAGATTGTAAATATATGCAGAATATATCGACAAGGACAGATGATTTTTCTTTCTGGTATTTTTATTGTTGCATGAACCCAAATTATATTATAAAAGATATGGATTATATAAATGGTAGGCATTCTGAGGGACATCCAAAATGCCTTCATATAAATACAAATGGTAAATGTAACGGATGGGATGCTAAATAATTGTACTGGCATATAGAGACAGATCGTCCACTATCTCAACTTCGTAAGATTAAAGAGATTGTTGATCGTGACGAGTGGGATAAGGTATCATCTGAAGATAAGAAGAAGATTGCCCGTGAGTTGGAGTTATGGGACTCAGCTAAGGCAAGATATTTATATGCGCCCAATATGAGTCTATTTAAATGGTTTTTACAGCCACATGGCATTAAAGGTTCTTCTGCTGGTAATAGGGGTGGCAAGACTTCTGGTATTTGTATAGATGTTGGAATGCAGATTGAGGGATGGCATCCCTTGCAGGAAGAGAATCTGAAGAGATTAGCAGATGAAGCATTAGATGAATATGTGGATATGAAGGGGGTAGTACATAATGTCAGTTGGGTGCGTGAGTGGTGTCAGAAGTTAGTTTTAGAAAAAAGATGGATACCATCACCTCCTATATTTGCTCGTTGTGTTTGTCCTGATTTCAGTACGTATGCTGAGAAGGTAATCGGGCCGGAGTATGAGAAGTGGGCTACAAGGGAGATGCTTAAAGAGATTGCCTATGAGAATCAGAACAAACGTATTATAAAGTGGAAGAATGGTTCATTTGTAGAGTTTATGACATTTGAACAGAAGGTAAGAGTGCATGGTGGTGCTGCAAGGCATGTGATACAAGTTGATGAAGAATGCCCACAGGATATATGGATTGAAAACAATATGCGTCGGATTAGTTTAAATGGACGTATGTTGTATGGGGCTACTGCTATTGAGGGAATCACCTGGACAGAGGAGAAGATATTCCAGGAGGGTGAAAAGGGTGGTGACGAGATATATGTAATGGAAATGAGCACGTATGAGAATCCAATGAATACGGATGCAGTCGTTAAGGAAATTCTTAAACAATGTATGGATAAGACAGATGTAGATATAAGGATATATGGTAAACGGAAAAGACGAGGTGGTAATGTTTTCAAAATGGCAAAAGATGATAAACCGTGGATCATCGAAAGATTCGGAATACCAAGAGATAAAGGGTTATTGCTTTTGGCTATTGACAATCACCCCCAAATCGAACATGCGTTACTTTGGTTATGGGCAGATTACGATGGTGATTTCCATGAATTGATGGGTGGGTTGCCAAATATGTATAATGTGGCAGAGGTATTTGAGCATGGATCTTCCCAGGAAGTAAAGTATTATATAGATATGACTGAAGCGAAATTGGGCAGGAAACATGACCATGTACTATGTGATCCATCTGCCTGGAATACAGATCAGACTAAGACGGAGGAACGTTCATTGGCTGATCAGTTTGCTGATCTTGGTGTTTATGTACAGAAGGGTAGTAAGGATAGACAGGCAAATATAATCAGGGTAGGTGATTTATTGACGTTGCAACATAAGGATATGCCAGTATCAGAGTTGGCAAGAGCAAAGGGTAATCCTGATTTGGTATTGAAATTGTATCCAGATGCAAGACCACGTTTATTTACTTTTAGCGATTTAGAGAGATTAAGGTTTGAAAGAAGGAACTGGCATTATCCTGTTTATAAGGGTGCGGCCACATCAGAACATGACAAGATAAAACCGAAACCAGTTGATAAAGACGATCACATGATAGAGAATGAAGGTAGACAATGTGCATTCGTAGAGGACTTTAATCCAGATGAACTAATCCAAATGCCATCTGAGGACAAGAGAACATATACAAATGACAAGGGTGAGATATTGGATATTAAGTTCGATGACGATGACGATATATATATGGATTTCGACGATGCAATAATGGGATGAGTTATAGACTTGACAAAAAATATTTTGTCAAAAGGAAAATAATGCTTGACAAAGGGATTGATATAGATTATATTCTTGCTGAAACGGTAAAGAAGATCGTTAATAATAGCGAAAATCGCTACTACTTCAGAAAAGCTTTAGAAGAGAAGAAGAAAGTAAAGGTAGAATTGAACTTCACTTATGGTAATTTCACACAGGGTATTTTCTTGATCCAAGAGGGGAGAGACTTGTGGAGGAAACTTGTAGTGAAGTAATATATTAGTATAACTAATTAATACTGGCATTACTTAATTGAAGCCGTAGACCACTGGGGAGACCTTTGGTTTGCGGCTTTTTTGTATTTAAAACAGATTTAGGGAGGGATATGAAAGACGAACAAAGTTATATGGAAGAGAAAATCGATAAACCGGATACGAAAAAAAAGACTGAAGATAGGATTGTAACTGAGTTTAATTTGTCACAGCGGCGTTGGTTGGCTGATAGATTTAAAGACTGTCTTGTGAATCTTGAAGCAGGTGGGCAACAATATTTCAAGAGATTAGGGCCGACTGTCCAGGCTGTTATGCGAGAGGCTATACACTTTATTGTTCTTTACAAGGAACTTGAGGGTAAGGTTATTGAGGAAAAGCATACGGTTGATGATGTTGAAAGTTTGACTGAGTTTGTAGAGATAAGTGTTGATGTATTTCAACCTGGTACTAATGATAAGATTACCCTCACACGTAAATATACCAAATCATTATTGGACACGAAATGATAGAACTCATTGCGTTGGGTATGATAATCCTTGGTATGTGGGGTTCATTTTTTTTGGGCTCACGTAGAAACGAGGGAGAAATATTCTCCTCAAGCCACAACCTTGAGCCAGAGAGCCTCGATTACGATGAGCCCTCTCAAGAAGAATATGAAAAACAAATAGATGATTGGAAACGGAATGCCGAAAGCACCGACTAGTAAAACGCAGTCCCAAAAGCAAGATGATGTAGTTGCTTATGCCCAACGTCTTAAAGAGTATGGGATTAAGGGAATGGAGCATCATGGTATATTGCGTAGGCGTGAGAGGTCTATACAATATCGCATGGGCAAGCATAAAATTAAACTCAGACCGGATAGATACGGTAATCAGGTCTGGAATAAGTTTGGTGCTATTGGACATGAAAGAGTTGCTCACGTTCATGCGAAGAAACCAAAGTGGCGTTTTTCTCCAAGGCAGGAGGGTGCAATCTATTCGGCAGATGCCTTGAATGATATAGTTGGTGGTGTATTATGGGATATTATAGAGTGGGAAGATAAGGGTGAGATTTCACTTAATGAAGCATGGAACGCTGGTAGTTCTCATGTTAAAGCGTTTGTCCGAAGTGATGGATACCCTGACGCTATAGCCGTAAGTGCTAATCAAATTATAATAGACCCTGATGCAAGAAGTGAAAAAGATAGAAAATTCTGGATTCATGTTTATCCAATGGATGTATCTGAGATACAAGACGAATGGAATGTGAAGGTAAGAGCAGAAACTATTGTTGAAGATTTGAATACAGGTTTAGTGCAAAAGAGTTTTGAAGCAGCCGGTGATGACCTTGCGCCTATAAACATATTTAAAGATGGCGATACACAGTGGACTTCACAGGCAGTTGGCAGGGCATTGGTCTATGAATTATGGTCTGGTGATTCAACATTAGAACCTATTCCTTTTAAAGATGAAGAAATAGTAGAAGAGCATTTAACCTTTAGGGGTTTCCAACCTGTAACCGTAGAACCTGGTGAACACCATCCAAAACATATCAAAGCACACGAAGTATATCTTGCTACATTAGACCCTGAATTAGATGCTACGCAGATAGGTACAATAGTACAACACATGTCTGAGCATCAATCATACCCACAGAAAGAAAAACGTAAAAAATACCCATACGGGCGAAAGACTATGACGTGCCAGGGTAAGTTCTTAGAAGATGGGCCTAATCCGTATGCAAAGGTAATGCAGAATCCTATTGGGTGGAATGACCTTTTACTTAAATATAATTGGGATACGGTAGATGATTCTTATTGGGGTAAACCTGGTGGGCATGATTTGTACGACCCACAGGATGCTATCAATCATCGCAAGAACGCTATTACCCAAATGATAAATAGAATGAATCACGGTATTAAGACGATGCTTACAAGGTCGTTTGAATCTTTACGTGGTTCGTTTAAGAAGTTGAATAACTTAATTGGTACGGTGATTCCGGTTAAGAACCATGATGATTTTAAGATTGATTTTGGGCCGCCTTTTCCTCCGCAGATATTTCAGGATGAATATCATTCAGAAGAATTTATGGATAAGGTATCCCATCAGACCGATATACTCTCTGGTAACTTGCCAAAGGGTTCACCTCCGGGTGTAGTTGTTAATCAGCTAACTGGTTTGGGCATGGTTTCTATTGATATGGTAGTTACCCATTATGCAAGAATGCTACAAAGATTGGATAGGA